TCCTCATAAAAAAAGCCGCCGTAACGCCTTTGCCCCAGCCGGCCGATTTCTTTTAAGCTGTTGCTTGCCACTACCTTTTCTCACCTCCTTTTCCGTCTTGGTTCGGTTACACAAACATGAAGCCCACTATCTGGACGTTGGGGTTTGTTTTTAACCTGAATTCTTCATCGTATGCGGTATTGTAATAATCTATTTTGGTTGGTATCAGTGCTGTGTTTGTGATAACCTCAACGGCTCCGGTGGGTAATTTAACCACTGCTATCAGCATTTGTGCTGTGGTTCCTTTTTCCTCCGCCTCCTGCAGGAAGCGTGCTCTCATCTGGTATGCTTTATTGTCCATGGGCTTACTCTCCTTTCGGTGTTATCTTTTTATCCTCCACCCCTCTCGTCGTCGGTAGACGGTAAGAGGTAATAGGGTACCAGTAATAGGGTACCAGTAATAGGGTACCAGTAATAGGGTACCAGCGTGGCTATCCCTGCCGATTACCTCTACGCTTTATTTAACTGGGTTTATGACGTTTACGCTTGTATCATATGACAATTAGTCCGCCATATTGTACTTGTCTAAAACTCGCCGCATACTCGCCCGATGTTTGTCCGATGCTTGCATGATGCTCTATCTCTTCCAGTAGCTGTCCTTCGTCAAAGCGCCTGTTTTAGGCGGCCCGGAGGTTGCCGGTTTGTCCATCAAATAAAGAATTCCCTGGACTAAAGCGTCCACGGTATCTTTGAACTTCCCGCTGGGGAAACTCAGTAAGTCCTCTATTAAGTCATGCACCCAGGGGGCGATGCTGGGGTCTGGAAAAAAGACGTTTCCTGCCTCAAAATAAGGGGTTACGCTGATGGCCCGTTCCTCCTTGCTGCCCTTCGGGTTGAACTCCACGATGCCGGGGATTTCCTTCTTCAACAATGAGACGATGGCCGGGCCGTTGGCCTTGTTCTCGACAACCTTCGCCCTGGCCTTCGGATGCTTTGCTGTCAACGTGCGCATGGCGGTCACGTTCTCTGTGAACTCCATCTTGTCGTTGACCAGGTCGATAATGTAAATCTGGGCGCCGCTCCGTCCCATAACAAGCCCTGCGCATTTCGCGCTCTGCTCGCTCTTGACAAATGGCAAGTCCCAGGACTGGATTATCATGTTCTGGTGCGGTAGCTGCTTGTAGCTGTTGTTCATCCACTCCCGCTTGAAGATAGCGCCTTCTGCCGGTTGTGGCCGCTGCTGATAGAGTGCGCTCCAGTCATATGTGCCGACGGTGGTCTTTATCTTTTTAAGCTCCTTCTCGTCGTACTTGGCCGGCCACAGTGCCTCTCCTGGCTGGCGGATATCGTATGGTTGTTTGCTCTCTTCCTCGCAAATAGCGGGAAGGGAAAGGATTGTCCACTGGTCTGCATCCTCCTCCTTCATCTTCTCAACGAGACGCCCTGCCAGGTCATCTTCATGCCAGCGGGTGAGGGTTACCAGAATGCAGCCATCCTTTTCGAGGCGGGTATAAAGGGTTGACGTATACCAATCCCAGAGCTTGTCGCGATAGGTCGCACTGTTGGCCTCCTCCCGGTTCTTGACAGGGTCGTCGATGATGATATACTCGCCGCCCATGCCGGTGATGCCGCCGCCCACACCTGCGCTCCTGTACACGCCCCGGTGGTCTACAATCTCGAAAATATCAGAATTCCGCAGGAAGCTTCCCTGTGCGACGCTGCGGATGTTCTTACCGTATAAGCGGGTATCCGGGAACAGCTCCACATACTTCGAGGTGTCCATTATCCTCTGCACGTCGCGGTTCATTCTGCTTGCCAGGTCGGCTGAATAGGAGCTTGAAATGATGGACGTGTCCGGCTTTTTGCCGAAGATGTAGGCAGGGAGCTTCCTGGACACCAGCTCGCTCTTGCCATGTCGCGGCGCAGTGAAAATCATCAGGCGCCGTATCTCCTTGTTCACCCAGCGGTCAAGGTATTCACATATCAGCCGGTGGTGCCAATTCATTTGATACTTGTCATCAGTGTAAAGGGTGAACTCCGCCATGCTCCTTCTGGCGATTTCTTTCTTGGCTTCCTCTGCAATAGCGGTCAGCGCCGCTTTGCTATAATCAGGTAGTGGGCTCATCCTCTCCACCACCCATCGCGGCGAGGCGTCGCAGCTCCTCGTCTGACAAACGCGACAAATCCAGACCTCCCTTGCTCTTGGTGGTAATCTCGCCGCTTATCGCCTGGTTTTCGGTGGGTTCACCACGGCTCAAGCGTTCGATTTTCACGCCAATATCAAACATACGGGTCATGTCGGTGGCGGTGATTTCGTCCTCCGGCAATGACAGCAGCCGCTTTGTTGCTTTAGTTAAGAGCTGGGTTGCCAGCTTGGCATGGTTTTCGTGCATCTTCTTGATTTCAGCTTCGTTCTGCTCTCGCAGCTGTCGCGCCAGGTCGAGGTCGTATGCCTCGCATCGCGCCACCCAGTCGAACCTGGAACTCAATTCCTCCAGGTACTGCCGCTTGTAGCCGCTCTTTTTTGCCAGCCCCCTAATGCTGCGCCTGGCCGGGGGGTCGCCGGTGCGCATGTCGCGGTATGCGCAGAACTTTTCGTACTGCTTGACGCTCTCTCCGGGCAGCCGTTCCCAGATGGCGTCCTCGTCTTTTTGCCGTTTAGCCATTCCTCCGCCTCCTCTCTGTCTGGAATAAAAAAGACAGACCGTATACGGCTGGCCTGCCTCTGCTTACTCCTTTTTATTTTATCCCTCTTCGGGGGTTATGCCGTTTAGTTTATCGTTCTCGGTCTTAAGCTGTATGTATTGCAGCTCCTGGCCGTTCCTCTGGCACGTCACACCGATGTTTCCCGTAAACCGGACATATCGGTTAATGATTACGTCGCAGTACCTGGGGTCAAGTTCCACGACGTTGGCTCTTCTGCCGGTCATCTCGGCACCGATAAGGGTACTTCCGCTCCCCGCGAAGAAGTCCACCACCAGGTCGCCTGGCTTGCTGCTGTTATCTATCGCCCTGACAGCAAGCTCCACCGGTTTCTGGGTGGGGTGTTCCGTGCCGGTTTCCTTTGCCACCTCCCAGACAGTGCTTCTCTTGCTCTCTGGATAGAGGCAGACACTCTTGCCGTCGGACAGGCGTATGTAGCGTATTTTCTTACCTTTCGGCGGCTTGTCGTTGAGGAAAATCTTCCCTCCTGCTCCATCGGTCAGAACAACGCCGCCGGTCAGCACAGTTGCCATCTGGTCGGCTCCCCGGAGGACTACCTTCCAGGTCGTTCTCTGGCTGCGGTCGCCGTAGAAGTGTGCGCTTTGTCCGGCCTTTTCCGCATAGAAGCACGGCTCGTGCGCCCATTGGTAGTCGGCATGACCGAGCACCGGTGCGTTCTTTACCCAGATGATATACTGCTTCTCTATCAGCCCTGCGGCTGTCATCGCGTCCTCAAAATCGCGCCTGGTGCTGCTCGCATGCCATATATAAAAGGCCGCGTCATCATCGGTGAATTCGACGTAATTCTTGAACGCCGGTATGAGAAGCTCTGTCATCAGGTCGTCGTGGGTGAGGTCATCATTCTTGATTTCCTCAAACTTGCCGCTTTGGGTCTTGTAGCTTACTCCATATGGTGGGTCGGTGTTCACCATCTGTGCCTTCGCGCCGTTCATTAGTCTGGAGACGGCCTCGCGGTCGGTTGCACTGGCGCATATCAGCCTGTGGCTGCCGAGGCTCCAAATGTCCCCGGCCTTGCTCATCGGGATGTTCTGCGGCGCAGGTACCGCGTCCGCTTTGTCGTCCACGGTGTCGTCTGCTCCCTCCAGGGCCGCGATGATTGCCGCCAGGTCTTCCTCGGTATAGCCTGTCAGCTCGACCGGCACCTCTCCGGTGTCCATATCGTTGATTAAATCGACCAGCATCGTCGTGTCCAGAGTGGAAAGCTCCGCTAGTCGGTTGTCTGCTATCAGGTCGGCCCATTCCTCCGCCTCGCTGGCATATTCCTGGTAATCAACCGGTATGTAATTGCTTCCGATGTTGATTGCAGCCAGGCGCCGGCCATGTCCCTTGACAATGAAGCTGCTCCTTTTGGAAATGGTGACCGCTGCCCTCCAGCCGTTGGCCCGGATGATGTTGCCCAATAGGTTCACTTGCTCCGCGCTGTGCTGGTTCGGGTTCTTTGGGTTCGGGATTGCCTTCTCCACCGGTATGATGTCGTCGTAAACACAAAACACCGGAATGCCGTCTGGTGTGAGGGCTCTCGGTGTGGCCTCGGTGGCATAGTCAATCTCTGTGAAGGTGTTTTTTGGCTTTCTTTTGCCCATCTCACATTCCTCCATGCTATAATTTTATAATTTTGTTTGTGCCCTGTTAATGCCCTGTTTTTGCCCCCTGCAAGTCTAGTACACTTTTATGCTGTCAATGCCGAAAATCAAGGCGGAAAGGGTCTTTATTGCTATGTTGATATCTTTGTAAATTGTCCGCCTTTCGATGTTTTCATCTGCTGCGATTTCCTCCGCGCTCTTTTTCTCGTCACCGATGTAGGTGGACATAATCACCCGGTACCGGCGGAGGTCTTCCGCCTTGCCGCTCTGCTCGCAGTCTATCCGGTAGTACCGCAGCATCTCCTCGATGTGCCGCATGATGATAAGGGTGCGCTGCTGGCTCTTCTTGATGCTCTCGATATAGAGGCTGTCGTCAAAACTGAAATCATCCAGGCCGTCCAGAATATCCACCGCGTTTTCCTTGGCTTGCTTGGCATTGAACACAGCGCCCTGGACATGAGTTTTAAACGAACGATAATTCTTCAGCAGCAGGCGGGTATTGCGCAGGCGCCGGTCATATCGACCTTTGCGCTGCGCCTTCTTCTCCTCGGTTAAATAATCCATCGCTGCTTTTGTGCCGATTTCCACGCCCCTCTGGATGGCAAGCTCCAACACCCTAGTGCTCAAGCAGGCATAATTGGCTCCTACAATTCCCATACTCTCTTTGCTGTTCATGCTCTTCCCCTCCTCGCTCTGTCTAATCCTTTTCGTGCCTCAGATATCCATTTCTTTGCATCAACCGGAGGTTTTAGCATATATGCCCTTACACACAATATTCCATAGCTGGCCTGTAGGTCATTTTTTATCTCGGCCTCTGTATCAAAGTCCGCCAATCCTGCGCCGTACTCCTTTGCCAAGCGCAGACAGCCTTCCCTCCCGTGGTATATGCATCCGTCTGCGAATAAGTTTTTGTAATTACTAATAACTGCTTGGTATATCGTTTGGCAGTATTTCTGACTCATAATCATCCTCCTTCCGTGCCGTTTCTTTTTGCTATTTGTCTTGCAGTTTCCTCTGGGATGTAAAGTATCGGGATATTTAAGCTCTTTGCAAATTTGATTTCCGCCCTCATCCCTTCGCTGGGTTCCCCGAATACCCAGAGCTCATCGCATCGTCGTAATGCGTGAAGTCCCATTGCCATTCCCTCGGCCCGTTCATCCGGTTTCCGGTCATCAAGAAAAGCGGAAAAGTAGAGATGAGGGGCTATCGGTATCACTCCCGCCTCCGTCGCTGCCCGACAATAGGCTGCAGCTTTGCGGAGGTTACCTTCGATGTCACCGCGTAGGGGACTGGCAATGTAGACCATGCGTCCATCCGCAGGTTTGTATCGTAGTGGTTCGTGGTTTGCACAATGCTTGTCCGGTGCTTTTTTGTAAAACGGGCATGCACCTGGATATTCCTGGTGTGTGTCTGCGCCGGTCTGGCAGTTGCCACAGAACTCTATCATATCGGCCACCTCCTTGTCGGAGCGAAGCCTATTTTAGCAGAAAATAGTCCGGCTCCGCTGCCGTAGCACCAGTTTCCGCCTGGTATGACAGGCTTGCTGGCATAATACTTACGGAGCTTGTTTCGGTATTTCTTCCTGATGCGCCGTTTCTTGGCGTGGACGGCGTAGGGAAGGATAAAAACGGGCCGCCCAAAACCGACAACAGCTACCGGGATACATCAATGCCGGATTTCCTCTACGATGAAGTCCTCCGGTATATCGGCGCTCTGTACGATATTCAGGAGCACGACCGGATTTTCTACTTCCAAAAAGGCACCCTGGGGCGCGCGCTCACTGAAGCTGCTAAAGCGGCTGGCGTGAAGCGTATCCGTGTCCACGACCTCCGGCACTCACACGCTGCCCTGTTGGTCGAGCTTGGTTATAGCATTGTTGCCGTGGCAGAGCGTCTGGGTGACACGGTGGAGGTCGCCATGTCCACCTATTCCCATCTGTATCCAAACAAGATGGAGGCGATTGCCGCCGATTTGAACCGGCAGAGCGGGGTCAAAAACGAAGCTCCCGGTTCTGTCGTTTCGGAGCTTGAAAAGGTGGAAAAGGAGCATAAAGATTGAAAACGGTACGCTTTCGGTACGCTTTAATAAAAAACAAGGCCAGAAATCCAGTGTTTAAGCTGGTTTCCGGCCTTTATGCTGTCACTCCCACTCGATAGTAGCCGGCGGTTTGGAAGTTATATCATAGACAACCCTGTTA